AGGAACTGCGCTGTACCAAGAAATGAGGAGAATGGGTATACCTATACAGGAATATACACCACACAGGGGATCTGGTGATAAGCTAGCTAGACTTAACTCCGTGACTGATATTGTATCATCAGGTCTGTGTTGGGTTCCCGAAACACGATGGGCAGAGGAGCTAATCGAAGAGATAGCAGGGTTTCCGTTCATGAGCCACGATGACTTGGTTGACTCCACCGTCATGGCGTTGATGAGATTTAGACAGGGTGGGTTTATACGACTGCCGAGTGATGAACCTGAAGAGATACAGTATTTTAAACAAAGACGTGGCGGGTATTACTGATGACTTTTAAGGAAGCATTTGCAGCGGCTAGGGCAGCAGGGTTACCAGATTTTGAGTATAAGGGTAAGCGTTATACTACTCAACTGGCAGGTGAGTCAAAGAAGCGTAAACCAGAGAGTAAAGTAAAAAAAGAGATTGAAGCTTTGATACCTAACCTACCAAAAACTCAGGAATTAGATTATCCAGGCACAGATATACCATATAAGTACAGGGGTTTGGCGGATGTTGAGTTTAGAGCAGATATAGATCCGATTATAAGTGGTGTCCCTCCAGCCTTGTTAAAATATCAGGACATAGAACAAAAAACAGGTGGGGATGTAGGAGAACTTATAAAAGTAATATTAGGAGAGGATGATCCAAATAACCCAGGTTTGTTCAGGGAATCCAGGAGTACTCTAGGTCGGTATATCCCAGCAGAAGGCGAACGTTTCTACGATCCAAAAAGTTTAGGAGACCCAGGGGTGTCATATGCGTTTGAACCTGATACTTCAGAGTTTGATTCCGATAGGCTCGTAGAAACAATAGTTGAAGAGCTTGGACATGGGGGTATGCGTATTTTAGAAAATACGGTTCCAGAACAAAGTTTACTTCAAAAATTAAGAAGTATTATGACAGGAAAAGAACCTGAAACTTATAACCCCATAGTGGCTTCTGAGTATGGGTTTCCCGAAAAGGACTCAGCAGAATTAGCGTTGGAAGAAGAAATAATGGATCAATACCAATACAGAGCTAGAGAAAATGACCCCGAAGTATCCCGTGATGTTATTGGTGGTCGCTCAAACTTAAATCCGAAGTCAAGCAGGAATGTTAGGATGTTAACTAATATGTTAAATCGCATTGATGAACAGTCGTTAGAAGAATTAAGAAGAAGAGGTAGGGTCTCCATACCTTTCACATCAACAGAAATCCCAGAGGAAAGTTTTTTTGAAAAATTTACAAGGCGTTTACGTGGAGGAGCGGAACCCAAACTTCCATTAACCAGATACGCACAAGGCGGTATAGCCACACTTGGAAAGGTATAATCATGGCAGTAGAAAAAGGACTATTTCAAGCCCCAAAGGGTGTAGACGAAGAAGAAACAGAACAGCTAGAGATAGAAATCGTAAACCCTGATATGGTTACGTTGGACGATGGTAGCATGGAAGTGACCATAATGCCTGGGGCTGAAGGTGTTAACACAGGAGCATTTGACGATAACATAGCGGAAAACATGGACGATGACCAACTCGCTGCTGTGGCTGACGAGTTATTGGGTAATATCGACTCTGATCTGGAAAGCCGTAAAGAATGGGCGGATACCTTTGTCCGTGGTCTGGACGTGTTAGGTTTCAAGTATGAGGAACGTAGTGAACCCTGGGAGGGGGCTTGTGGCGTGTATTCTAACGTGTTAGCAGAAGCAGCTATACGCTTCCAGGCAGAAACCATGAGTGAGACGTTTCCCGCACAGGGACCTGTAAAAACAAAGATACTCGGTGAAGAAACACGTGAGAAGTTAGAAGCGGCTAATCGTGTGAAAGCGGACATGAACTACCAGCTAACAGAGAACATGGTGGAGTATCGATCAGAGCATGAACGTCTGTTGTATAACCTTGGTCTGGCAGGGTCTGGGTTCAAGAAAGTATACTATGATCCTAATCTAGGACGGCAGGTCGCTGTGTTCGTACCTGCAGAAGATGTGATTGTGCCATACGGGGCATCACACATAGAAACAGCAGAACGTGTGACACATGTCATGCGAAAGACAAAGAACGAGTTAAAAAAGCTACAGGCTAGCGGGTTCTACGTAGATGTAGATCTTGGTGAGCCACAGGCATACCACAGCGATATAGAAGAGCGTAAAGCAGAGGAAGGTGGGTATTCTCTTACAAACGACAACCGCTACAGTATATACGAGGTACACGCAGATATAATTATAGATGGTGTTGATAATTCAGATGAGGGTATAGCCAAGCCGTACATAGTATCTATAGAGCGTGGGTCGTACAGAGTATTGGCGATACGAAGAAACTGGAACCCTGATGACGCTTTAATGTTGAAAAGACAGCACTTTGTGCATTATGTATATACCCCAGGCTTTGGGTTCTACGGTCTTGGATTGATACATATCATAGGTGGCTATGCACAGGCAGGGACATCTATCATACGTCAGCTTGTAGATGCAGGTACTTTGGCAAACCTCCCAGGGGGGTTAAAATCAAGGGGTTTGCGTATTAAGGGGGACGATACACCGATAGAACCTGGGTCTTTTAGGGATGTAGACGTACCATCAGGCAGTATACGTGATAACATCATGCCACTGCCATACAAAGAGCCAAGCCAAGTATTATTACAATTATTGAAAGATATAACTACAGAAGGGCGTAGGTTAGGGGCTGTGAGTGATATGAACATATCGGACATGTCAGCTAACGCTCCTGTGGGTACAACCCTTGCCCTGTTAGAAAGAACACTCAAACCGATGGCAGCTGTGCAGGCTCGTGTACACTATGCCATGAAGCAAGAGTTCAAGATGTTAAAGATGCTCATGGTGGAGTACGCTCCTACCGAGTATGCGTATGTGCCAACTAGAGGTGACGTATCTGCTAAACAATCTGATTACACAATGATTGATGTCATCCCTATATCAGACCCGAACAGCTCTACAATGGCACAACGTGTGGTGCAGTATCAAGCTGTCCTCCAAATGTCACAGACTGCACCACAGATATATGACCTGACGCAACTGCACAGACAAATGATAGAAGTGCTGGGGGTAAAGAACGCAGAGAAGCTTGTGCCAACCAAAGATGATCTCAAGCCTGTAGATCCTGTAAGTGAGAACATGGCAGTATTACAGGGCAAGCCTATGAAAGCGTTTATATACCAAGACCACGAGGCACATATCGCTACACATATGGCGTTCATGCAAGATCCTGTGGTTGCTCAGATGATAGGACAAAACCCACAAGCTAAACAGATTATGGCAGGACTACAAGCACATATAGCAGAGCATCTTGGATATAAGTATAGACAAGATATAGAAGCAAAGCTTGGGGTAGAACTACCGCTACCGAACGAGAATCTACCAGAAGAGATAGAAGTCAATCTATCTAAACTTGTCGCTGAAGCTGCCCAGCAGTTGACGCAACAGAACGTACAGGAGGCTGCACAGAAGCAAGCAATGGCAAAAGCACAAGACCCAGTTATACAGATGCAACAGGCAGAACTTCAGATCAAAGCGCAAGAGGTACAGCGTAAGGCTGAAAAAGATAAGGCTGACATAGCCCTACAACAGGCTGAACAGCAGAGAAAGTCAAAGAAAGATGAAGCAGACGCAATGCTTGAAGCTGTTAAGATAGAGAAAGGCGGCTGATGGCGAAAACAATATTTGACGTTCTAGTGAGTAAAATCGAGGCAGATATAGCCTCTGCACAGGATTTCCTTGAAGCAGGGTCAGCAAAAGACTATGCAGGTTACAAGGAAGTTGTTGGACTGATCCGAGGTCTAAAGTCCAGCATAACACATATTCAAGACCTTGCGAAGCAACAACTGGAAGGTGACGATGACTGAAGTAGTACAACTGACGGACGACGAACTAGAACAACAATTACCACGACCCGTGGGGTATAGAGTGCTTATAGCTTTACCTGAGATAGAAAAGACGTATGGCAATACTAGCGTCTTAAAAACAGATAAAGAGATACATCACGACTATATTATGTCTATCATGGGACTCGTTGTGGATATGGGTGATGGAGCCTATAAAGACAAAGAGCGTTTCCCTGATGGGGCATGGTGCAAAGAAGGTGATTTTGTTATGTTCCGAGCGAACAGCGGAACACGATTTAAGGTGGCTGGAAAAGAGTATCGTTTATTAAACGATGATTCTATAGAGGCTGTAGTAGCAGATCCTCGTGGTATCACGAGAGCATAAGAGGTAGAAAATGGCATTTGAAAAAGTAGAATACACATTCCCTGATCCCGACGCGGATGCAGCGAAGCAAAACATAGAGATAGAGGACTCCAGTGCTATAGAGGTCGATATATCAGGTAAAAAAGAGGAAAAAGATGAACCCAAAGCTAACGGAGCAGATGATAAAGGAATCCAGAAGGCTACGCCTAAAGATGAACTTGAAGTCGAAGTTGTTGATGATACACCGAAAGCTGACAGGAATCGTAAACCTTCCGCACCGCCTGAAGAGATTACTGAAGAAGAGCTTAAGAAGTATTCGGATCAAGTTCAACAACGTATAAAGCATCTTGGTAAGGGATACCACGATGAGAGACGAGCCAAAGAGGCTGCTATACGTGAACGTGATGAGCTGGAGAGGTTTGTAAAATCTATACAAGAAGAGAACACTAAACTAAAAGGTAGTGTTAATAAGAACCAAACAGCTCTCGTTGAACAAGCTAAGAAAACAGCAGAAGTTGAGCTTGCACAAGCTAAAGACGCATATAAGACAGCGTATGAGGCTGGAGATGCAGATGCTATTCTTACAGCGCAGGAGAACTTAACAACTGCTAAGATAAAGAGCGATAAGTTAGATAACTTCAAAGTTCCTACTTTACAGGAGGAATCAGATGAGGTAAAAACAAAAGAGGAGCCGCCTGTTGTTGATAAAAAAGCACAGGATTGGGCTTCAAAGAACACTTGGTTCGGTACAGACGACGAGATGACAAGTCTGGCACTGGGCTTGCACAACAAACTTGCCAAGCAAGGAGTTGATTTGCAGAGTGACGAATACTACGAGGCTATTGATACTCGTATGCGGCAGCTCTTCCCAGATAAGTTCGAAGAAGAGATTGCAGAAACCGAAGAGGCTGAAAAGCCTAAAAAACAGGCTAATGTGGTTGCACCCGCAACGCGGAGCGTAGCACCCAAAAAGGTAAAGCTAACGCAAACACAAGTCGCCATTGCGAAAAGATTAGGAGTACCTATCGAATTATACGCCCAAAAGGTTGCAGAAGAAATGAGGAAAGAATAATGGCTGAAAACAGAATCAACAGAGAACTTGAAACTCGTGAGAAGACAGTACAAAAGAAGGCTTGGCAGCGACCCGAAACATTACCTTCGCCCACGCCAGAGCCAGGGTATGCGTACCGTTGGATACGAACAAGCACTCAAGGTCAAGTCGATGCTACTAACGTTTCCTCAAAATTACGTGAGGGTTGGGAACCAGTAAAGGCAGTTGACCATCCAGAAATCACTCTGGTAACTATCGAGAACGAAAAGTTCAAAGATAACATAGTGATAGGAGGGTTAATGCTGTGTAAGGCTCCAGCTGAACTCAAAGATGAAAGGACTGCGTATTTTAAAGCACAGACCGATAATCAGATGAAGTCAGTAGACAACAATCTCATGCGAGAAAACGATCCTAGGATGCCGTTATTTAACGAACGGAAGACTAAGGTCACTTTTGGTAAAGGCAATTAATTTTAACAGGAGACTATTTTCATGGCTTATCCAACTATTGATGCCCCTTATGGGCTAGTACCCGTTGGTTTGATTGGTGGTCGTCCTTACACAGGTGCTACTCGACAAATGAAGATAGCTAGCAACTACGGCACAGCTATCGGAAAAGGCGACTTAGTGAAGCGTGTAAACGACGGAACTATTGAGCGTGACGGAAGTACAACCGCTTTCCCAGCGACTGGGACGTTAGGTGTTTTTATGGGCTGTCAGTATACTGACCCCAATACAAGTCAGCTAACATTCAACAATCAATATCCTGGCAGCATCGTTGCTAGTGATATACATGCGTTTGTTGTTGATGACCCAGATATTATCTTAAAAGCAGCTATCTGCTCTTCAGGTACAACAATGGCAACATTGGGAAGAACGGTTATTGGTAACAAAGCTTCAATCATTAGTAATACACTAAATACTACTAATGGTGCATCCAAGCTTGCTATCAACAACTCCGTTGCTACCACTTCAACACTACCATTTCAAATCATTGATGTAGTTGACAGCACAGCGACAGGTAGCGATACCTTCCAAGAAGTGCTTGTCATATACAGCACACATACTGACAATGGTAGTAACGTGTTCATCGGTGGACACGCTTATCGTAACCCAGTTGGACTGTAGGAGGTATAGACAATGGCAATTTCTAGAGCGCAACTTCTTAAAGAGCTACTTCCTGGTCTTAATGCACTATTCGGTTTAGAGTATGCAAAGTACGGGGAGGAACATGCGGAGATCTTTGAATCAGAGACTTCTGACCGTTCTTTCGAAGAAGAAACTAAACTATCAGGCTTTTCTGCTGCACCAGTCAAAGACGAAGGTTCTGCCATCGAATATGACAATGCACAGGAAGCATTCACAGCTCGCTATACACACGAGACAGTGGCGATGGGCTTCGCAATTACTGAGGAGGCTATCGAAGATAACTTGTATGACTCTTTGTCAGCACGTTATACAAAGGCACTAGCTCGTGCAATGGCGTACACCAAGCAGGTAAAAGCAGCGACCATTCTAAACAATGCTTTTGACTCTGGCACTACCTATGGAGATGGAGTGGAGCTTTGTTCTACTGCACACCCATTAGTGAGTGGTGGAACTAACTCTAACGAACCATCAGTAGCCGCTGATCTTAACGAGACTTCTTTGGAAGCCGCTGTTATTCAGATCGCAGGGTGGACAGATGAAAGAGGACTTCTCATTGCAGCAAGACCTCGAAAGTTAGTGATCCCACCGAATCTACAGTTTGTGGCAACAAGATTGTTAGAAACTGAAGGCAGAGTAGGAACTGCGGATAACGACCTCAATGCACTACGCAACAATGGTTCTATCCCAGAGGGCTACACTATCAATCACTATCTGACTGATACAGACGCTTTCTTCCTACTAACTGATGTACCAAACGGTCTAAAGCACTTCACACGTAGTCCAATGGCTACATCTATGGATGCTGACTTTGACACAGGTAACAGCAGATATAAGGCTAGAGAGAGATACTCTTTCGGTGTATCTGATCCATTAGGAATCTTTGGTTCCCCAGGAGCCTAAGAAAAAATCAAAGGGCGGCTTGCGGGTCGCCCTTTTTTACTTTATACTACGCTTACCTTGACAATCACATGGTGTGATTGACTACAGCCACGACAAGGAGGTTCACATGGCTAACACTACATTCAAAGGAACATTGCGTTCTGAGGGTGGTTACTCTTCAATAGCTACAGCAGCATCAACAGGGGTAGAGACTACACAAATGTCTATATCCTCTGCTGGTTTTACATCTCTAGACGCAAACACAATGGCAACCGAAGCAGGTACAGGTATTACAGGCGGCACAGGTACTGTTTACAGAAGTTCTGTAATTAGAGAAGGTGGTATCATCAAGACAACCATCTTGATTGATCTTACAGGTCTACGCTCTACAGCCAACGGTGATATCATAGGTGTTAACGGCACATCAAACGTATGTCACATCGGGCAGATTACAGCTGCTAGAAACGGAACTATCTTAGCAGGTAGAATGACTTGCTTTGAAACACCTGCTGGTGGTGATCCAGATATCAACGTTCACTCAGCTACTGAGGGTACAGGTGTTGAAGATGGAGCGATTGCAGACCTAACTGAAACTCTACTGGTAAACTCAGGAGATCTTTCAACAGGCACTGTTGTTACATTTACAGGTGTACCAGCAGCAGATGAGTTTCTATACCTAACTCTTGGAG